ATATAAAAATGATGATTATAAGGTTAAAAGGATTATCGAGGATATAATAAATGCCGGTAAATAATAAACTGGATATTGAGACAGTAACTAAAGAAGTAATCTCTGAGATTGATAAGTTTTTAAGTAAAGTATCTGCACTGAAGCAGGCTGCTGATTGGCAGCTTAAAGCTGAAATGAAACTAACAAAAGATTTGCAGAAGATGTTCGGGGCTGCATTTAATAAGACTTTATCAAAGTTAAAAGGAATGCAATCAGTTCCTGCAAGCGGCCCTCAAAGAAAAGCCCTGCTTAGTGAGATTGAAAATCTTAAAGATAAGTTTGGCAAGACAGTCGGGGCTGCGGCCATCGATGCAGAAAATATAGGAAGATTAAGAACCGGGGCTTTAACTGAATTTGCAATCGGGGATTTTTCAAAGCAATATTCCAGACTTATATCGGATCATACTTTTGAAGCAAGCCAGCGGACAATGGACAGGATGATTGGTGGTGTTATGGATAATCTTAACCGGAGTTATGAACAGGGTCTTGGTATAAACGATGCGGCAGAAGAGCTTAGAAGTAAATTTAGCTCGATGCAGGATTACGAGCTTAAAAGGATTGCAAGAACTGAAATTCAATCCCACCAGAATGAAGGAGCGCATAATACGATTGTTGAATCAGGCTGCCAGTACGAGCAGTGGTGGACTGCAGAAGATGAAAGGGTAAGGGGTAACAATCCTAAAGATATTGCCGACCATATTTCAATGCACGGCCAGATAGTCAGGGTCGGGGATCCGTTTTCAAATGGCCTTATGTATCCGGGGGATAGGTCCGGACCCATAGAAGAAATAATCAATTGCAGATGTCGAACAGTTCCTTTTATTATGCCGGAAGGTTGCATAGCCCCATCTGGAGTGAACTATTTTTATGAAGATGATTTAATAGAAATATCTGATTTAGTAAAAATGCCGGAAGAAGAGGGACCACAGTTAGGGGAAGCTGAAACAAGAACTGTAGCAGAAACTATAGAAGAACAAAGACCAGTTTTTTATGAGGCAAAAACTAAGAGTGAAGCAGAAGAATATGCAAGAAACTTTAGCAAAGGTGATATTAGCTATAGAGGCCTTGACATAAATGTAGCAAATGATATAAATAAGGCGCTTTATGATTGTAAAATTGGAGATGAAATTCCAAAATTAGATGGAATATATACTAAAGCCTGGGGGAAGAAAAGTAGTTTTGCAAGATATGAAGTTGTTAATAATCGTCTGGCAATAAATACAAGTATAATGAAAAATCAAAAGACGATAGACGAAATAAATAAATTGGGTGAGGATAGTTTTAGGTTACTTAAGCAGAATTATCAAGGGCTTCCAATAAAGTTAAAAATAAAGTATGCTGATTATTATCAAGCAGAAAGATCGCTTGTGAGGGCTGATAATGCCACTGAAATTATAATGCATGAGTTAGGGCATCATATAGATTATTCATTAATACAAAAAGATAAAGAACTTCTAAAGATAATAGATATGAAAAGACCTAATGAATTTGCTAAATTATCTGGATATGCTGGTTATAGCCGTTCTGAATTTATAGCGGAAAGTTTTACTGCTTATAGATATGGTGAAGCTGATAAAGTTATACCAGAGTTAGTAAAATATTTTAAGGAGATGGGCTTGTGACAACTTTTAATTTATGCAGTACCTGTAAACATCGTAATCTGGATTGGACATGTAAGGCCTATCCAGAAGGAATACCTGAAGAAATATTTAATGGTGAGATTGATCACAGAAAACCTTATAAAGGTGATAATGGAATAATATATGAAATGATAGAGGGTTTGGAGTCGGAAAAGCCAAAAATAAAATAAATATAACCCTTTAGAATCTAATTTTATAAAAACACGAGAAGCACTCGAGAAATCGGGTGCTTTTTTATTGGGAGGAAATTATGCCATTTGGTAATTATGCAGATTTTGACGAATGTGTTGCAGATAATCAAGATAAAGATAATCCAGAAGCATATTGCGCCTGGCTGCACTGGAAGATAACTGGTGAGTGGCCGGGTCAGAAAACGGAGAAGGATAAGGATGGAACGGTGCAGTCAATAATCCTATCAAAGGATAAGTTTCCCAAAAAAGAGGATGCAATAAAGTGGGCTGATGAACACGGTTTTAAAACTTATACGAGCAGGGAGACTGAAAATAGCTGGCGGATAAGACAGTATCCACCAGACGAATGTACCGAGGGAGGAGGTAGCTTTGAGACGATAAATATTACAGATGGAGTGCAGGGAGTATACTGCACAGTTTCAAAAAATAAACAAAATAAGAAAGGTAAAGGAGGTGAAAAAAGTATGGATATATTAAACAAGAAGCCTGTGAATGATGATTTTTATAGTATGATTTCAAGGCAGTTAAAAGAGGAACTTGGTGAAGATTGCTATGTTGAAACTCTTTTTCCTGACGCAGCAATTGTAAGTATCGCTGAAAGATCAGAAGAACCAGGAGAAGAAACAAAAATGGCAGAATCACTCTATGAGATCCCATACTTTTACATTGATGGCCAATATAGATTCGGGCCATTAAAAGAGGTGGAGCTGGCCTATGTAGAGAAGAAGATGGATATTATAGACGAAATCACAAAGCAAAGAAAAGCATTAAAGCAAGATGAGAGACCGCCGGCGGATTGGTGGGATGCCTGTATTTCGAGAGCTGAAAGTTTCGCTTCTGATCCTGCAGCATTCTGCGGGGCCCTCTGGTATTATCCTGAGAGATTTCCTGCAGGTCAGGATATGCAGGATGCATTTGGTAAATCTGCAGAGCTTTCAGGTCCCATAATAAGTGTCTCAAAAGATAAAACTAAAAGAATAGCTTATGCTGCTGTGCTGGTTCCGGGTGAAGCTGATTCTGATGGGGAGATTGTAACAAAGGAAAAGGTTGAGGACGCCTGCCACGAATTTATGGACTTGTATCAGAATATTGACCTAAAGCATACCTTGAATAATGTGGGAAAGCCGATAGAGAATTATCTAACCTATTCCGAAAGGGTAGTTAAAACACTCGAGGGTGATGAGATTACACTTCCGGAAGGGACCTGGGTTATAGGTTCAAAGCTTGACGAGCCCACATTCGAATCTGTCCAGAAAGGCGAGCTTAAAGGATATTCGATTATGGGTATAAAGCGGGCTGCTATGAAGGAGCTTGCTAAAAAGGATTTAGGGCTTGCAATTAAAGAGATGGATAGGTCCGGGGAGCTTAAAGTTGCTTTAAAGAAAACGTTGCTCCGTGACCTTGGTCCCGATTGGGTTCCGGTATCCGTTGCGGTTACAGATGATCCGGCAGTACCTAAATCAAAGTGGTTTGCTCTAAAGAGTAAACAGAAACAGAAAGAAACGAAAGAAGCTGGCTTTGCAAGTAAGCTTAAGAAGGTATTTGGAGGCAGTCAAAATAATATTCCAAATAGCTTAACAGGCTCAACAAAGGAAGGAAGAAAGTTCTCTTCTGGTACTATTAAGAAATTAAAAGAGGCAGCAGAAGCGCTGCAGGCACTGGTTGATGAAGCTGAAAAGGAAGAGGAACAGATAAAGAAGAAAATAAAATTAATTAAAGGAGGAAAAGAAATGGAATTAACTGATGAAGAACTGCAGAAGATGATTGGTGAAGCTGTAAAGGAAGAAGTCGATCCTATAGAGGAAAGGATTAAAAATCTGGAAGCTAAAAAGTCGGATGCAAAAGACAAAGAGGGTGGAGCTGAAAAAGATAAGAAAGCAGAAAAGGATAAAGAAGATCCCAAACCTAATGATGAAGATAAAGAACTTAAAAGCGTAAAGGAAAAGGTAGAAGCTCTTGAGACTGCAGTAGGAAAGATAGCAAAGGTTCTTGGTGTCGATTCTTCAAAGGCCATAAAGGGGCAGGATAAGAAAGATGAAAGCGAAGACAAAGACAAAGCCGAAAAAGACTTTGGTGACCGTGATTCGTGGGGAAGAAAAAATAAAAAATAGTTTTAATTAAAAGGAGGAAACTGAAATGATTACAAATGATGAAATCATAGCAAAACTTAATGCTGCATTTAAGGACATAGTTGATGTCAATGACCTCGGGCAGTCAGTTTTGCAGCCTGCTAAATTTGAAAAATTCGTGAGGGCTATGCAGCACAAAACTGTAATACTGGACGAGGCAAGATTTATTGAAATGAAAGCAGATATTGAGGATATTGACAGAGTAGGATTCATTGGCAGGATACTTCATAGTGGTGTAAAGTTCAATCCTGTAACAGGAAAATACGAACATCAAGGGCCACTAACTGAAGAAAAATATGCTAAACCACAGTACATAACAAATCAACTTATAGCAAAAGAACTCCAGGCTGTTACCGGTATAAGGGATAGAGCCTTAAGGAGAAATATAGAGAAAGGCGATTTTGAAGGAACTCTTGTGGATCTCTTTGGAGAAGCTGCAGGAAGAGACCTGGAAGAATTTGCGGTTCTTGGTGATAAAGATATACCTTATGAAGTTGATGATGTGCTGTGCTTAACAGATGGTTGGATAAAGCGGGCTGCCCAGAAGGTATATGGGGCAGGAGAAGGTAAGGATTTTGATCCTTCTGATGAGGAAAACTTCCCGGAAAATATGTTTGACGCAATGCTTGCTGCACTACCCAAGCAGTTTTTACAGGATGAATCTCAGTGGAGATTCTATGTAGATTGGGACGTTAGAAATGCTTACCTAAATCTTTTAAAGAAAAGAAATACTGCTCTTGGAGATGAGGCTCTGACTAAAAAGCTGGCAGCAGGATATAAAGGTATAAGTATCGTATATGTTCCTATTCTCGGCAGGAGTATAAGTATAGGAGAAGGTGGCAATGGAAAGGTTGCGCTTCTTTCAGCTCCTGATAATATGGCCTGGGGCATATTCCACGAAATTACAATTGAGCCTGATAGAATACCAAAAGATAGAAGAACCGATTTCGTTCTGACCTTTGAAGGTGACGCAGATTATGAAGACGAAAACGCATCAGTAGCATCCTATATAGAAAAAGAGTTAGTATAGTCATAGTAGAATAGTAAAATCATAAATATAGAATA